AGACGGTATAGATACTAAGGTATACGATATTGCGGATGATCTACATTGGAAATCTAAAAAGAATTATACACTTGAACACGCTGCTGAAAGAATTCGAATTTACAGTCGTGAAAAATTTGATTATAAACTACACAATATTGAGATATAATGAGTATAGAAAACCTAGACATTAGACATTTCAAACTAACCAATGGTGAAGAAATCATCGGTCTAGTTAACAATGCTACCGAGAATGCATTCATCATTGAACGACCTGCGGTCGTGCATGTATCCAATCTAGGGGTATATATGTTTTCATCTTGGTTCCCATTCTCTGAACAGAATCTATTTAAAATACTTAAGAGTTCTATCGTTATGCAAAGTGGTATCATTGAGGAGTCGAAACATTCGTACATTCGATTCTGTACTAGAGAAGATGAAGCTGGTCCTGATAACATTGAAGATGATTATCTTGATGATACCAATGAAGAAGAATGGTATGCATCCGGTACGGATCATGTAGGTAAAGAAACGGTTCATTAATTATAGTATACCCCTAACCTCCCCGGTAACATCTATATTATATCACACTTTTAAGCATTTGTACATCCTTTTATTCAAAATACGTAAAATAAATTAAATTAAAATAATGATGTACATTGACCTTATTTTGTGTTATAATAGACTATATTAAAGGAGATACAAATGACTACTAAAGCTAAAGCTAAACCACACTACGTTAACAACAAAGAGTTTTCTTTGGCTGTTGTTGAATACGTTAAATCTGCTAATGAAGCAAAGGAAAAAGATCTTGAAGTTCCTAAGGTAACTAATTATGTAGCAACATGCTTCATGAAAATATCTGAAGGACTATCACATAGACCAAACTTTGTTCGATATACCTATCGTGAAGAAATGGTAATGGATGGAGTTGAAAACTGTTTAAGAGCAATCAATAATTATAGAATTGAAACTGCTACTAGAACAGGTAACCCTAATGCATTTTCTTATTTTACTCAAATTTGTTACTTTGCGTTTATTAGACGTATCACTAAAGAAAAGAAGCAGCAAGACATTAAGTTTAGATTCATAGAAAGAATGGGTATTGAAGATTTTGCAGCTATGGGTATGGACTCTAATGGAGCTCAGCAAACTATGGAGTATGTGGATCAGTTGAGACAAAGGATTGATCAAGTTAGAACCAAGGATGCTAAGATAAAAGAGTTTGCTAAGATTGAAAAAGAGAAAGACAAACTAGAATTATTTATGGTGTAACCCCTATGAAAGTAGCTATTCTTAATGACACTCATTGCGGTGTCAGAAATTCCTCTGATATATTTTTGAACTATCAAGAAAGATTCTATAGTGAAATCTTTTTTCCATATCTCAAAGAGCATGGTATCACTAATATATTGCATCTTGGAGATTACTATGAGCACAGAAAGTTCGTCAACTTTAAAGCTCTCCACGCCAATCGTAAGCATTTTCTTGAGCCTATGCGTGATATGGGTATCACTATGGATATCATTCCTGGTAACCATGATGTGTATTTTAAGAACACCAATGAACTATGTTCCCTTAAAGAACTTCTTGGATACTTTACTAGCAATGTAAATATCATAATGAAGCCGACGGTTTTAGATTATGATGGCTGTAAAGTTGGGGTATTACCTTGGATTAATAGTGCTAACTACGAAGAATACACTAAATGGGCTATGTCATGCAAAGCTTCTATCCTTGGTGCTCACCTTGAACTAAAGGGGTTTGAACTCATGGCTGGTATAACTAATCCACATGGAATGAATGCTGATATATTCTCTAGATTTGAAACTGTTCTAACTGGTCATTTTCATACTAAATCGAGTCAAGGCAATGTTCATTACCTTGGAGGTCAAATGGAATTCACTTGGTCTGATTGCGATGATCCAAAATACTTTCATGTATTAGATACTGCTGATAGATCAGTTACTCCAGTTCGTAATCCAATCACTATGTTCAAAAAAATAGTATATGATGATACTAATACTGATTATAGTAATGTAGATGTTAAGCAATATGAAAACATGTTTATTAAGCTAATCGTTGCGGCTAAAAACGATTTGTATATGTTTGATAAGTTTGTTGATAAACTTCAAAGCATCGAAACGCATGAGTTGAAAATTGCTGAAAGCTTTGAAGAATACCAAGGGGAAAGTGTTGAAGATAGTAAAGTATCTCTTGAGGATACAACTGAGCTATTAGATTCATATGTCGAAGCTGTAGAGACTGACCTTGATAAAGACCACATTAAGGTCGAATTGAGAAAACTATATACTGAAGCACAAAACTTGGAGGTGGTATAATGTACCAGCAGCATTTAGACTTACAATTCCCGCTTACACAACAACTAGGTCTTGACTTAGATGTTCCTGTAGATCAGCGACTAAAATTTTACGTTGACAATAATCTGGTCACAACAATTGATAGTAGTTGGGATTGTGGAACTATGAATGCATATCTTACCGTGAGTAATTCAGACGGTGATGAGGCGGCAAGGATAGACGATACAGGTATCAGTCTTAAAATGGAAAACAAATCTTGGCTAAAAACTAAAGTCGCTAATTGGTTAGGAGTTAAGTACCTATGATACACTTTAAGAGTGTAAGCTGGAAGAATTTTCTTTCTACTGGCTCAGATACAATTAAGATACAACTTGATAGAACCCCATCAACTCTTATAGTAGGCTCAAATGGAGCTGGCAAATCTACTATGCTAGACGCTCTTTCATATGGATTGTTTGGTAAACCACATCGTGATATTAAGAAAGATCAATTGATTAATAGTATCAATAAGAAAGGCACTGTGGTTGAAGTTGAGTTTGATGTAGGTAATTCTGAGTTTAAGATCATTCGGGCTATTCGTCCAGGTAAGTTCGAAATCTGGCAAAACGGCAATCAAATAAATCAAGCTTCTAACGCCCGTGATTTTCAAAAGTACTTAGAGCAAAACATCCTTAAGTTAAATCATAAATCATTCCATCAGGTTGTAGTTCTAGGAAGTAGTTCTTTTATTCCCTTTATGCAATTACCTACATGGCAGCGTAGAGCAGTTATTGAAGACTTATTAGATATCAATATATTCTCTAAAATGAATATGCTTCTCAAAGAACGTAATTCTAAAATTAAAGAAGAACTTTCCGAGATCAACCATTCATTAGATTTATTTAAAACTAAAATTGAGTCACAGACCAAATACATTAGAAATCTACAAGCTGTTACTAAAGATATGGTTGATAGCAAAGAAGAATCCATAGTAGACTATAAGGTAGAAATTGAAGGTTTGTTTAAGCAATCCCAAGATCTTGGTCTTAATTTGTCTACATATCTTCAGCATGAAACTACTAAAAATGCAGAGTTAAAGAATAGAGAATCTCGTCTAAAATCGTACGACATAAATTTCAAATCAAAAATTAAAGATCTAGTTGAACAATCTAAGTTCTTTGATAATAATGAACATTGTCCTACATGTGATCAAGATATCGATGAAGATATTCGTAATGAAAAGATCAAAGGAATAAAAGCTTCTGCTGTTGAAATACAAAAAGGTATGGCAGATCTAAAAACAGAAATGGATCAAAACGATCAGGATTATGCTGATGGTTCTACTAGTATGAATTTTCTATTAGACAAGCAACGTACAATCAATTCTAACAACGATAAAATCGGGCTTATTCAAAAAGAAATAGATAAGATTCAAAAGGAGATTAAATCTCTAGGAGATTCAGGCGGAGATATTAAAACCGCTAAAACTGAATTAGAAGACATGCGTGGGTCAAAGGATTCTATTACTGAAAAGAAACTAGAGTATGTAGAAGAAAGAACTTATAATGAAGTCATTGGAGAGATGCTTAAAGATACTGGCATCAAAACAAAAGTTATTAAGCAATATTTGCCAGTGATGAATAAACTTATTAATAGTTATCTTCAAACATTAGATTTTTTTGTAGCATTCCATTTAGACGAAGCATTTAATGAAACCATTAGATCAAGACATCGAGATGCATTTAACTACGCATCTTTCTCTGAAGGAGAAAAGCAAAGAATTGATTTATCTTTGTTGTTTACTTGGCGTCAAATTGCTAAGATGAAAAACTCAGCAGCAACTAATCTTTTGGTTTTAGATGAGACTTTTGATTCTAGCCTTGACGTAGACGGTGTTGAAAATCTAACTAAGATTCTAAGCACTTTGGAAGAAGGAACAAACGTCTTTATTATATCTCATAAGGGTGATATATTAGAGAACAAATTTAGATCTAAAATTGAATTCATTAAAGATAGAAACTTTAGCAAAATAAAATAGGAAGAGATTATGAAAATGATTGGTCGTAACGTTTTAGTTACAGAAGTACAAAAAGAAGAAACAACACTTGGTGGTATTATATTAACCACAGACATTTCTAGAGCATCTAAACCCGCTTTAGTTTTAGAAGTAGGTCCTGAGGCTACTCACCTGAATAAAGGTGAAAGAGTATTCCTTGATTGGACTAAAGCTATGGCAATTGATGTAGATGGCAATAGCGGAGCCATTATTGATATGGAACACATCAAAGCAGTCTTATAGCCCTTATTCTTTTTTGATCTAAGGTTATAACGAAACGGTCTAAATAAAGTACACTTATTTTCATAAATAGGTGTACTTTCGCGTGTAACTATGGTATAATATACATATATTGAAAGGAAGGATATATTATGTACGCAAACTCAAGTTTACCAAAATTACTCGCTAAAGAGAATATTGACATCCGTCATGGCAATTATAAGACACCATGGTTTGATATTAAGAATCGTGTCCTAGGTTTACCTATGTGGAAAGATATGGGTAAAGACGTATACGATCTATTCGTTGGTCATGAAGTTGGTCATGCATTAGAGACACCATTTGAAGGTTGGCACGATAGCCCAGAGAAACTAAAAGGTTGTCCTAGGTCTTACATCAATGTTATTGAAGATGCTAGGATTGAAAGAAAAATCCAAAGTAGATACCCAGGACTTGTTGGTCCATTCAGTAGAGGCTACAACACATTATTTAACGAAGGATTCTTTGGTGAAGTTGCATCAATGGATTTGGATACACTAATGCTTATTGATAAAATCAATCTACATGCTAAAGTGGGAGCTCATATTGATGTTCCATTTAGTGATGAAGAATATGTCTTTATGGATAGAGCTAATAAGACACAAACCTTTCAAGAAGTTTTAGACTTAGTACGAGATGTTTTAGCTTTTACCGAAGCTCAAACTCCAGACGAGTACGATGAAGATGAAGATCAAGATGGTGAAGGCGAAGGTGATCAAGATTCTCAGTCAGATACTCCTCAATACGAAGAAGATGAAAGCGGTGATATCCAAATGGATCTTCCTTCTGGTTCAGATGATGGTGATACTGAAGATGAAGAAGATGAAGAGGAAACCCAAGGAGAAAGCGGTGGAGTCTTATCAGAAAATCCTATTCATGAATCAATGACTGACACAAACTTTAGAGATTCTGAAAAAGAATTCCTAGAGGGCGAAGAGGGTGATTATGGTATTCAGCAAACATTAGTTTGTGAAGACATAAGCAAATCAATGTTTGATAAGATTGTAATTCCATACGCCACTCTTGCTCTTGATAGAAAAAATAGAATGTCTGAAGGCGGAATGGAAGATAGGTATCAACGAATCATAGAAGGTTATAACGCTTACGTTAAGACTACAAAGCGAAGTGTTGCTATTGCTATCAAAGAGTTTGAAATGAGAAAAGCGGCAACACAATGGGCTAAAGCTACTACAGCCAAAACTGGTGTCATTGATGTTAATAAGCTCTTTTCATACAAAACCAATGAAGATATCTTTAAACAAACAACTAGATTGCACGATGGTAAGAACCATGGTATGATTATGTTGATTGACTATTCTGGTTCAATGTATGATTCTCTGCCTCACGTCATTGATCAGCTTATTCACTTAGTACTAT